ATCGCCGCAGCGCGTCTCCCGAAAATCCCGATTCACTTGATGTGGCGAGTGTCCTTAGCCATGGAGATCGATCCGCGATATTGCGATGTGGCCGTCGAGAGATGGCAGCAGTTCACCGGCCGCCAGGCAGAGAGAGATGGGTAACGGGATCAGGGGAAGATGGGCAAGTTGGGCGACGGCTATGGCAGCGAGTTTCACCTGCACGATTATCTGGATTCGCGCCGCGACATCCTGAACTCGGCGGTGAAGGAAGCGGTCGGCGCAGAGCAGGTTGAGTGGCTGCCGGGGCCGCCCCATCCGAATGATCAGGCCAAACGCCGCGAATGGAAAGCACTGAACTTCCTCGGAGATGATCCAGGGTTGCTAAATGCATGGCGGAAGGTCTGGCCAAGCACCGGCAATCCTCAGAACTGGGATGCGGTGGGACGAGTCCTGAAGAACGGCGTGTGGGAATGGCTGCTTGTCGAGGCGAAGGCTCACCTGGGCGAGGTAAATTCCTCCTGCACCGCCGTGAGCACGGTGAGCCGTGATCTAATCGCATCTACGCTCGCGGCAACCAAGCAGGCGTTGGGGGTCAGCCCCGGACTCGACTGGATGACGGGCTACTATCAATACTGCAACCGGTTGGCGGTCCTGAACTTCCTCCGTGTGCGGGGCATCGCGGCCCACCTCCTGTTCGTCTATTTCACCGGCGACAAGAGCGGCCCCCGACGGATCTGCCCCCGGACCCACGGCGAGTGGAGCGAAGTTCTGGAGGCTCAAAAGAAGCATGTCGGGCTGCCGGAGGCCCATCCCCTGCAGGATCGGGTGCATGGCCTGTTCCTACCGGTCGGTAGACCAGTGGCCACTCACGCTTCGGAGTAGGCAATGCAGGGCATGAGCGAACGCCAGTATGCCGCCCATGCCGGCGTCTCCCGTGGCGCGGTGCAGAAGGCGAGGATTGCCGGCCGGCTCGTGCTGTTTGCCGATGGCTCCATCGATGCAGGCGGCTCCGACGCCCGCAGGGCCGCGATGACCGACCCGGCCAAGCAAAGGCCCTCTGCCGCACGACCAAAGCTGAAGCCGGTCCCGGAGGCCGCAGTTGCCGCTGTGGGCGAGACCCTCCGTGAGCAGGGGCTGTCGGCGCCGCCTGTGGGCGGCTCCACGACCTTCCTGCAGGCCAGGACCGCCAACGAGGTGCTGAAGGCGCAGGAGCGCCGCCTAAAACTCCAGAAGCTGAAGGGAGAGCTTGTCTCGCTCGATCGCGCCAAGACGCTCCTGTTTCGGCTGGCGCGAGAGGAACGCGACGCATGGGTGAACTGGCCAGGCCGTGTCGCCGCAGTCATGTCTGCCGAACTCGGCGTGGATGCCGCCGCCATGCACCAGTTGCTCGAGCACCAGGTGAGAGCGCATCTGGGCGAGCTTGCCGATGTTCGCACAGACTTCCGATGAGGTCGTGGACGACAGCCTGTTCAGCTTCGCAGGCGTCGATAAACTGCGAGCAGCCTGGCGCGAGGGACTGCGCCCCGATCCCTTCCTGACGGTTTCCGAATGGGCTGACCGGCACCGCATGCTGGCGGCACGCGCTTCCGCCGAGCCTGGCCGCTACCGGACCAGCCGCACGCCCTACATGCGCGACATCATGGATGCGCTCTCGCCCGGGTCTTCAGTGCAGCGCGTCGTGTTCATGAAGGCGGCACAGGTCGGCGCGACCGAGGCCGGCAACAACTGGATCGGCTTTGTCGTCGACCAGGCGCCCGGACCGATGCTGGCGGTGCAGCCGACGGTGGAGCTTGCCAAGCGCAACTCCCGCCATCGCATCGATCCGCTGATCGAGGAGAGCCCGGCGCTTCGCGACAAGGTCAAACCGGCGCGCTCGCGCGATTCCGGCAACACCATGCTGGCGAAGGAGTTCGCCGGCGGCATCCTGATCATGACCGGGGCCAATTCCGCCGTCGGCCTGCGCCCACCCGGCAAGGTACATCTTTCTCGACGAGGTCGATGCCTATCCGGCTTCGGCAGACGACGAGGGCGATCCGGTCACCCTTGCCGAAGCACGCTCGCTGACCTTCTCGCATCGCAGGAAGGTGTTTTTGGCCTCCACCCCGACCATCCGGGGTCTCTCCCGCATCGAGCGGGAGTACGAGGCCTCGGATCAACGCCGCTACCATGTCCCCTGCCCCGAGTGCGGCGTCATGCAGTGGCTGAAGTTCGAGCGGCTGCGCTGGGAGAAGGGACGGCCTGAGACAGCCTGCTATCACTGCGAGGCGTGTGATGCCGAAATCGGCGAGCACAGGAAGACGGGCATGCTGCAGGAAGGCGAGTGGCGCGCGACGGCCACCGCAGCCGATCCTGCAACGGTAGGGTTCCATTTGTCCGCGGTCTATTCCCCTGGCGGCTGGCTCTCCTGGGCGGCTATCGCCAGAGCCTTCGAGGCGGCGCAAGGCTCGGATGAATCGATCAAGGCCTTCCGCAACACCATTCTAGGCGAGACGTGGGTGGAGTCGGGCGAGGCGCCCGATTGGCAGCGCCTTCACGACCGGCGCGAGACGTGGGCGGCAGGCACCGTTCCTGCCGGCGGGCTGTTCCTGACAGCGGGAGCCGATGTCCAGAAGGATCGCATCGAGGTCGATATCTGGGCCTGGGGCCGCGGCCTGGAAAGCTGGCTCATCGATCGCGTGGTTCTCGACGGTGGTCCCGGAGACGAAGCTTGCTGGACGGCGCTCGACGGCGTGCTCGGCCGCAGCTGGCGGAGTGCCTCCGGCAACACGATGCGAATCCAGAGGCTGGCGATCGACACCGGCTACGAGGCGCCGGCCGTCTATTCCTGGGCGCGCCGGGCGGGCTCCGCCCACGTCTCGCCGGTCAAAGGCGTCGAGAGCTTCAACCGAGCCAGTCCGGTCACCGGCCCCACCTTTGTCGATGCGACAACGCGGGGCAAACGCATCCGTCGCGGAGCAAAGCTCTGGACCGTTGCCGGCTCCACCTTCAAGGCCGAGACATATCGCTTCCTTCGCCTGACCCGGCCGACCGACGAAGAACTGGAAGCCGGGGCACGCCACACGCCCGGCACGGTCCATCTCCCCTCCTGGATCGACAGCGAATGGTGCAAACAGCTGGTGGGTGAGCAACTGGTCACCATCCGCACGAAGCGCGGCTTCTCACGGCTGGAATGGCAGAAGATGCGCGAGCGCAACGAGGCGCTGGACTGTCGCGTCTATGCCCGCGCCGCCGCCTGGATAATTGGCGCCGACCGCTGGTCGGAGGGAATTTGGCGAGACCTAGAATCACAGTTCGGCAAGCCCACCGCGACTATAGTTCCCGTGACGCTCGCCCTCGCACCGTCATCGCCGTCGAACGCAGCCGCGAAACCCGGAACATTCGTCCGAGAAGTCGAGAGCCTTGGCTGCAGACAAGGAGCATTCGCCGAAGTCGCTGGATGGAGTGAAACATCGGCGTTGGACATCGGGCGGAGCCCCTTATGCCACCAGCGGCTACGTCTAGCCATCACCCTGGCTGGCAAACTCAAACAGGAATCTAGAGCCGATGGCCAAGTTTCATGAGCGAACTCGGCCTTTCGCCAGCGTCACGAAGTCGCGTCACCACGAACAGGCCATTGGCCCAAAGCCCTGGGAGTTCACCGGCCCCGACAACAATGACGTCTTCGTCTCTTGAACCACCTTCAGGCGCTCGCCGCGAAGCTGTCAACCGGCTGCCTTCTTTCTGGCACCTGGTCTTGCCGCCGCAGGGGCGGCAGGCGCCGCATCTCTCTTGCGGCCCTGACCACGCAGCTTTTCGGTCGCGGGTTCCGCAGGCGCAGCTTGCGCCTTTTTACCGAGACCAAGCTCCTTTGCCAGTGCTGAGCGAGTAGCGGCATAGTTCGGCGCCACCATAGGATAGTCGGCAGGCAGCTTCCACTTGGCCCGGTATTCCGTTGGGGTCATCCCGTATTGAGTAGCGAGGTGGCGCTTGAGAGACTTGAACTTCTTTCCGTCCTCGAGCGAGATGATGAAGTCCGGTGTCACCGACTTCTTGACTGGGACAGCCGGTTTTTGCGGCTCCGGTTGCGACGGCTTGTCACCTGAAACCAAGTCTGAAAGAGACTGATGAACGCTGCCTATGATCCCTGGCAACTGATCGGACGGGACGGAGTTGTTTGAAACATAGGCAGCAACGAGGTCGGCCGTGAGGCTGACAACATCAAAGTCCTGACGATCCATCTATCCCTCTCAATAGAGCGCAAAAGTATCGGAGAGCTTCTAGCGCAATCCCGAAGCGAGCAC